GAAACCTTAGAAGGATAAATAAAATGGAAGACCGTACTACAGAACAACTAGCACAAGACTACTCAGCAATGGGTGACTCCGTAGCTCTTATCACCGCAGTTATCGCAGGCGACTCTATGGCAGAAGATGATGCCGAAGACCGTCAAGGCTGCGTAGACCGCAACGTACAGCACCTAGAGCTAATGGTTGCTAAAGACGACTGGGGCAGCGAAGACATGACCGCAGTTAATGCAGCCATCAGCGCAGGTAACGGGTATAGCGCGTAATGGACATTATATTCAAAGCCCTAAAGTCTAAGACTGTACAGTTCTCAATTGCTCTAGCCATCCTCAGCATACTGCAAGGTTATGTAGGCTTCTTGCCTGTGTCGCCAGCAGGACAAGCCGCTGTTGGCTGCATCATTGCATCCTGTGTAACTGTACTGCGCTTTGTAACTGTGGCTCCAATAGCGGAGAAGTAAATGATTGCGGAAATCTCAGCAGTTGTCGGTATCCTCAAGGCTCTCAACGATGGCATTGCTACCGTTAAAGAGTCTGGGGATCACTTGTCAGGTCTGTCGGGATTGTTTACTAGCCTCACTGACAGCAAGGTAGCTGTAGAAAGCATCGAGGAAGCCACAAAGGCTGGAGACCATGTACTGACACAGGAAGAGGCTCTGGAGCTTGCATGGGCTAAGAACGCCATACGCGAGCAGGAGAAGGAGCTAAAGAAAATAACGCCTAAGCTAGTCTGGCGTGACATGCTGATGATACAGAACAAGTCTATTCTAGACCACAAGCATAAACTAGAAAAGATACGGCTAGCTAAACTCAAGAAGCAACGTCAGGTTGGTGATACAGTAAAGAATATCGGTGCTACAATTGTGGTGCTAGCATGTTTTGTTAGCAGCTACTATCTCGTAACAAACGGGATAATTTAACACTTGGCAATAAAGCCAAACAACTGAAGAGGACATTGTAATGGGCGAGAAAAAAACAACTCCCGTTGTAGTAAACGAAGTAGAATATATTTTAGAAGACATGACTGAGCAACAGCAGGCGATGGTTAGTCACTGCAACGATCTCGATAGAAAGATCAGGTCTACTCAGTTTAACTTAGACCAGCTTTCAGTAGGAAAAGACGCTTTCGTTAACATGTTAGCCTCTAGCCTTGATAACGTAGAAGAGGCGGGAGAAGAGTAAGATGGCGACGGTTAAAGAAGCTATAACACGATTAGAGGCCCACGAAAAAGAGTGCCTAGTTCGTTACCAGAACATTGAGAAACAGCTAGATGCGGGAAACAAAAAGTTCGATAGGTTAGATATGCGTTTATGGCTTCTTTATCCGTTAGTTTTGGCTTCTCCATTACTTGAGAAGTTGTTTTAGTGAGCATTGTCACCTCTCTTATTGGCCCTGTAACGGGGCTTCTTGATAAGTTTGTAGAGGACAAAGACCAGAAGAACGCTTTGGCGCATGAAATTGCGACCCTCGCACAGAAACAGGCGCATGAAAGTGCGGTGGGTCAGTTAGAGGTAAACAAGGTTGAGGCAGCTCACAAGTCCTTATTCGTAGCCGGATGGAGACCTTTTGTTGGTTGGGTAGCCGGAATCGGCCTAGCGTATAATGTAATTATTGCCCAAATACTTGGTATCTGGTTCACCGTACCAGAAGTTGACCCTTCATTATTAACTCCCGTGCTTATGGGTATGTTGGGGATGGGGGCAATGAGGAGCTATGAAAAGTCGAAAGGAGTGCAAAGAGAAAGATGAGTGACCTCAAGTATTTTAAACCGTCAGATTTTGACTGCCAAGAGACCGGTGAAAATGAAATGAATCCTGAGTTTCTAAAGGCTGTAGATCATTTACGCGATGTTTGCGGGTTTCCGTTCATAGTTACTTCTGGGTACAGATCACCCAACCACAGTATAGAAGCGGCTAAAGTTGCGGCAGGTAAAAAATTAGGGACACATGCGCAGGGTATTGCCGCTGATATTAAGGTATCTGGGGGCGCACAACGCTTATCCATAGTAAAACATGCGTTATCTATGGGCATGTCTGTAGGTGTAGCTAAAACTTTTGTACATGTTGACATACGTAAGACCGAGCCTATGTGCTGGTGTTACTAACAGGTGATATATGCCCCTCAAAAAACTACAATTAAAAGCGGGAATTAACCGCGAGAATACTCGTTACACTAGCGAAGGCGGTTGGTATGACTGTGATAAGATACGGTTTCGCCAAGGTACGCCGGAGAAGATTGGTGGGTGGCAGCGTATATCTGCTACTACGTTCCTAGGTGTATGCCGTTCTTTGTGGAACTGGGTTACTCTTGGCAGTCAGAACCTGATCGGCGTAGGGACTAATCTGAAGTTCTACATCGAAAACGGTGGGGCGTACAACGACGTCACACCCTTACGTGCTACTGTAACTTTGACTAACCCGTTTGAAACTACGAGTGGGTCTCCTATCGTAGAGGTTACTGATGCTAACATCGGGTATATAGACGGGGATTTTGTTACGTTTAGTGGTGCAAGTGCCGTAGGCGGGCTTACTCTGAATGCCGAGTATCAACTAACCGAAACAACTACTGCTAACGTGTATACAATCGATGCAGGCTCTAACGCTAGTTCAAGTGCTACAGGTGGGGGCACCGTAACGGCTGCGTACCAAATTAATGTCGGCCCTGCGTTCGTTGTACCCCTAGTAGGTTGGGGCGCAGGTAGTTGGGGTTCTGGCACATGGGGTATTGGTATTACCTCCACGGACTCTATACGCCTGTGGAGCCAAGCTAACTTTGGGGAAGACCTCATCTTTGGGCCTCGTGATGGCTCTATATACATTTGGGATGCTACGAACGGACTAACCACTAGGGCAGTAGCTCTTACAGGTACGGAAGTGCCCACGTCACAAAAACTCATTCTAGTGTCTGACATTAACAGGTTTGTGTTTTGTTTCGGTGCTAACGAGATTTTCTCCTCTACTGTTAACCCCATGCTAATCCGTTGGTCAGACCAAGAAGATGCTACTAACTGGTCACCTGCGGCAACTAACCAAGCGGGCGACCTTATCCTATCCAACGGCACCATGATTGTGGCTGCTAAACAAGCCCGCCAAGAATTGCTAGTGTGGACTGACTCTGCGCTGTACTCGTTACAGTACGTTGGTGCCCCCGTAGTATGGACTGCGCAGTTAGTCGGTGAGAACGTGTCCATAGCCGCCCAGAACGCGGTAGCCTACGCTAATGGTGTAGCTTACTGGATGGGTAGAGATAAGTTCTATATGTACGATGGACGCACTAAGCCTCTACAGTGCAACTTACGTAAGTTCGTGTTTAACGATTTTAACGATGAGCAGTATGAGCAGGTGTTTGCAGGGACTAACGAGTCTTACCACGAAATATGGTGGTGGTACTGCTCTAAAGGCTCTAACGTGTCAGACAGATATGTAGTGTACAATTACCTAGAACAAGTATGGTACTACGGCACTATGAATCGTACCGCATGGCTTGATTCGGGACTAAGGAACTACCCGCTAGCTGCTACATACAGTAATAACTTGGTTAACCACGAGCAAGGCGTTGACGACAACGAAACTGCTACCACGGCGGCTATACCTGCATACGTGTCCTCCGCACAGTTTGACTTAGAAGACGGGCACCAATTTGCCTTTGTGTGGCGTATACTACCTGATATTACGTTTGATGGTTCTGAAGTAGGTTCTCCTACCGCTACTATGACGTTGTTACCCTTGCAGAACTCAGGTTCAGGGTACAATGACCCCGCTTCTGTAGGAGGCTCTAACAGTGCAGGTATTACACGTACAGCTACATTGCCAATAGAACAGTTTACGGGACAGGTATTTACTCGTGTACGTGGACGGCAGCTAGCTATAAAGGTAGAATCTAGTGAGGTGGGAGTAACTTGGCAGTTGGGTTCTCCTCGTTTAGATATGCGACCTGATGGCAGACGATAATGGCTGGAGACAATACTAGGTACGACGTACCCTTTCGCGCTCCGGCACTGCCGTACCCTCCACAAGTGTACGACCAAGAGTCGTTTGAAGAGTTTAACAAAGTACTGCGTATCTACTTTAACCAATTAGATAACGCACTGAGAAACGCTATGGCAGTTCAAGAACCCTACGAATTACAAGTTTCAAAAGGCCAGATCGCTGGTGCTACGGCGCTGTATAAATTCGGATTTAATCCTGATATAAATGGTACTGAAGAGACTGTGTGGGGCACTGGAGGTAACTACCCCTACCTTACATCCGCCTCCACTGTGTATATAAGTAGCTCCAGCACTGCCGATTCTAATGGGGGTACGGGAGCCAACACGGTAACTGTAGAAGGTGTAGATGGTAGTTACAACGCCAAGAGCGTAACTGTGAACATGAACGGCCAAACTCAGGTGCAGGTAGGTGATGCTAGCTCGTGGTTACGTGTTAACAGGATATTCGTAGCTACCTCTGGTAGTGGGGGCACTGCTGCGGGAGACATATACGTAGCTAACAGCGGAGTAAGTTCTGGAGTACCTACAGGAGTTACGTATGCCCACGTCATACAGGGGGATAACCAGTCTCAGATCGCTGCTTATACAGTCCCTGCCGGATACTCTTTGTACCTAGACGATGTGACGTTTACCTCTGCAATATCACTAGCAAATAAACACGTTACTGCGAGTTTCGTTACGCGGGCCTTCGGTTCTAATACGTTCCGCACGCGCATAATCCAGACCATGCAGAGCGCCTTGTTAGTGCTACCGCTTACGTATCCGCTCAAGGTAGAAGAAAAGACAGATGTAGAGTGCCGAGCGTTTTCCGATACTACCAACGTAGAAGTGGGGGCGTCTTTTCAAGGCATCCTCATAAAGAACTAAAGGGCATAAGTTATGGCACTCGACATTAGTAGGATACCCCCCAAAGGTTCGA